CGCGATTTAAAACGCTGGCGAACCGTGGCGATCAGCACCGGGGAAATGGATTTAGAAACCTTCATCGCCACCGCCGGACGCAAGACCAAAGCCGGGCAACTGGTACGCCTGCTGAATATCCCACTGAGTAAAACGGTACGCTTCCATGACCACCAGAACGGCAAACAGCACGCCGACGCTCTGAAAGATGCTTACCAGCACCATCACGGCGCTGCCGGGCGGGAGTGGATCAAGTGGCTGGCAGACCACCAGCAGCAGGCCATTGATACCGTGCGTGAGTGTGAAGCACGCTGGCGCAGTCTTATTCCTGCTGACTATGGCGAACAGGTTCACCGCGTGGCCGCCCGCTTTGCCATTCTGGAGGCGGCATTACTGCTGGGTGAGGTTGTAACCGGATGGGATGCGCAGACCAGTCGGGATGCGATACAGCACAGTTACAACGCGTGGCTGCGCGAGTTCGGTACCGGAAACAAAGAGCACCAGCAGATTGTTGAACAGACCGAAGCCTTTCTTAATGCGCATGGACTGAGCCGTTTTGCGCCGTTTCCGTACAGCCCTGCAGATTTGCCAATACGTGATCTTGCCGGATACCGCCAGCGGGGTGGCCACGATGAAAGCCCGATGATTTTCTATACCTTCCCGGCAACGTTTGAAAAAGAGATAGCTGCAGGGTTCAACGCAAAGCAGTTTGCCGAAGTGCTGAAAAATGCAGGCATGCTGACACCACCGAAAAGCGGGCGTGGGTATCAGCGTAAATCACCCCGTATTGAGGGCCGACAGATTAACGTTTATGTGCTCAGTTACCTGCCGGAGGATGACAGCCAGCCAGAAGAGTGATTCTTCATGTGTGTAAAAAGTATGTTGGTTCAGTTGGTTCAGTTGGTTCAATTTGTAAGGTCTATTGTTTTATAAGGATTTTATTGTCAGAAATGAACCAACACTGAACCAACAAGTGCTCTTTTTGAACCAACATAGTACGAAGGCTCTTTATCCACTGGCAGGCAGTGAACCAACAAAGAGGTCTGCTGAACCAACACAAAATAGACCCTGTTGGTTCAGTAAAGCCCAGTACTGGCGCGGTCTGGCGGGCAGTGAACCAACTGAACCAACTGAACCGACACTATTTCTGCTTATTATCAGAAAAAATCAGAAGCGAGACAGGAGACAAAACGATGACGGCACAGATTTCAGCATACGGGAGGCTGGTGGCAGATCCCCAGACCCGCACGACAAACAGCGGCAATACGATGGCAATGGCGCGGTTGGCCGTATCGCTCCCCTGTAACGCGGCAGAGGCGGGAGAGTCAACCTTCTGGCTGGGCGTTATTGCCTTTGGGAAACAGGCCGATGCGCTGGCGAAGCACCAGAAAGGTGACCTTGTGAGCGTGTCAGGCAATATGCAGTTCAACCAGTGGACAGGGCAGGATGGTGGTACACAGCAGGGTTATCAGGTCGTGGCAGACAGCGTGATCAGCGCCAGAACGGTACGCCCCGGTGGGAAGTCAGGGCAACAAGGACAGGCGACGGACGCACTACGCCGGGCACACGAGCAACGCCCGACAGCGACAGGGCATCATGATTTTGACCAGTCACCTCCGTTTAATGATGACTTCTGACTGCCTCACCAGCAACAACGCTTTTACCCTTGATGAAGCGCCTGATTGCGTTTTAATAAGTTTATCTTCTGGTAACGGTCGAATTTATTATTGCAATAATTGCAATAAAATTAATGATCATTTCATTTATTGAAATTATAATGACTGTATAAATATCAGGGGGTGTCTATGTCGAAACAATCCGTTAAGCCTGTCCTGCTCAGCCAGGCACAGATTCAGGAAATCAAAAAAATCCAGGCACAGGAGCGCCAGCATTCGGCAATGGGTATTGAGCCGTCCATCCATGAAATTGCCAGGCGGCTTGTTGATAAAGCGTTAACGTCACTTGCCAGTGGCTCGTGATTGGGTGAGGTAATACTGATGGATTTTATTTCGGCTTTATTCCAGTTACAGAGCCGCCGTATCGGGGTAATGGTGCCAAGCGTCGTTGTGTCAGAGAAGCACAGCGACACGCTGGAAATCACAGAACACCCTGTAGAACGGCCCACATCATCCGGCGCGGGTTTTGTCGCTGACCATGCCTATCGCCGCCCAAGCGAAGTTGTGATGGAAGTAGGTTTCGCAGGTGGCGGATCCCTGCTGGATATGGTGGACACCCGGAACATCGGACTTTCAACGCCATTGAACGACATGGGGCCGAAAGATATTTACGCGAAGCTGCTGAGCATGCAACAGCAGAAGGAGCTTATCGACGTCACCACAGGTAAACGGCAGTATAAAAACATGCTAATCCGCGCGCTGGAAGTGACCACAGACCGGACTACCGAAAACGTTTTATCGGCCACAGTGACATTGCGCGAGGTCATTATCACGCAGACCAAAAGCATCAAGGTAGCCGACAAAGCCGATATGAAGTACGGCGTTGACACTGCCCCCACGCAGAACGCCGGAACAAAGACGTTGGTGCCGAAAAATGAATCACTTCTGTCTCAGTTATTCAGGTGATTTCCATGAATATCAGCGAAATCCCACTCTCTCCTGATAACGGCCAGTTTTCAGTTTCAATTGCTGGCAAAACATACCTGATGCGCATCATCTGGCGTGATCCATGTTGGTATCTTGACTTGCTCAATGCTGACCAGACGCCTGTTGCCCAGGCGCTTCCTCTGATAACCGGTGCTGACCTGCTGGCGCAATATGCTTACCTCGGTCTTGGTTTCTCCCTGGTTGTCGGTACCGATATCGTCGGGCAGGAGTACCCGACCAAAGCAGATCTCGGTATCACCAGTCACCTCTATGTCGTCACGGAGTAATCATGCCTAAAAACTGGAATCGTCACTTTGAGCTACAGATTGTTGATGACGATGGCGAAGGGATCAGCCTGAGCGATTTCAAAGTGACTTTTGAGATAGAGCGTAACGATAACCGCTGGCCCGCTGTCGCAACAGTCAAGGTATACAATCTGGCGGCTGAAACCCAGAGCCGTATCATGAGGCGGGAATACACGAAAATCACCCTTATCGCGGGTTATAACGGTCTGGACAGCTACTCCCCGGCAGTAGTTCCCGCAAGCGAAGTTGGTGAGGTTCGCACGGTATCCACAGACGGCGCGAATAACCCGAACGGCTCCAATTATGGCGTCATTTTCAGCGGCGATATTGCTTTCACGGTGGACGGAAAAGAAAACATCACCGACCACTATGTGAGGATTCAGGCATTTGACGGCAACAAGGCTTTCATGGAGGCAAAAATCAACACGTCACTTGCCCGTGGTTATACGCTGCGTGATGAGTACGAATTGCTCATGAAACACCTGGAGCCGTTCGGAATAAGAAAAGGTGTCGAGCCGGTTTTCCCGGATACAGTATATCCCCGCGCTGCGTCCTATTACGGGCTCGTTAGTGATTACCTTTCCCGCCTGGCCGATGATTTGAAGTCAACGTGGCAGTTCAGCTATGGCAAGGTGGATTTCATTCAGAAGGATGTAGCGAAGCACAGCGCTATTGTTCTGAACGCCGATACCGGGCTGGTGGGAATGCCGCAGCAGACGATTGGCGGCGGGGTAAACGTGGTGTGCTTCATCAACTCTTACATCCAGTTGCATGGCCTAATTCAGTTGGATCAGGCTTCTGTGTATCGTAATCAATTGAGTAATGACCAGGTGTTACAGGCGGGCGGCGTTGGCTCAGAGCGGGAGGTAAACGGTAATCTGGTTACAGACGGTCTGGCGCAGAAAGAGAACCCGGCCAGCATAGCGACCGATGGCGTATATATCGTCCGGTACATCGCCTACCGTGGTGATACTCGCGGGCAGCCGTGGTACATGGAAATGGCGTGTGAGGCGCGGGGAAATGCGGATGTTCCTTCCCAATCATTTTTGCAAAAGGTACCGGTATGAGAGAAAAACTTCTTTTGCTTTGCCTGCTTTTCGCAGGTTCGGTTAGTGCCCAATCAGTGGCTTTGCAGTGCGGTCAATTCAGATTTGAAATGATTGAAAATTCAATGTCAAAAATTAACGGAGAATTTGTAACATCTCAAAAAATTACTGAACTTGGCAAAACTGGCGGGCGAGTGGAAATGACGCTCGATTCAGCCAGAGACGGCAATTTCTACGGCTTCGAATACGTTCACCCGGACGGCAGTAAAAAGCACTGGCTTAACGTTGAGCTTATCCGCACCAGTATGAAACAGCCGCGCATCATTGGTACATTCATGTGCCAGCGCGTGGCGGGCTGAGGGGGATTTATGGCAGTAACCAGACCCGTTGATAGCTGCGAACTCACTGATGCCACGCTGACGGCGGCTAAAAAGGCGATTCGTGTTTCAGTGCCTGGTGTTATTAAGTCGTTTGATCCTGACTCTGTAACCTGCGACGTAGAAATTTCAGTATTCGGCCTCCAGCCGGAACCTGTCGCGGGTGGAAACACCGTTGACCGCCTGGACAGCGATAACGTCTTTTATCCGCTAATCCTTGATGCGCCGGTTGTTTTCCCTCGCGGCGGCGGCGTGACGCTGACTTTCCCCATTCAGCCGGGTGATGAATGCCTGGTGATTTTTTCCGATCGCTGTATCGATTTCTGGTGGCAGAACGGCAAGGTGCAAAACGGCTCGCGTGGGCGCATGCATGACCTTTCAGATGCGTTTGTTATTCCCGGCCCGCAGTCTCAGGCCAAAAAAATCAGCGGTATTAGCACCACGGCGGCACAGTTGCGTACCGATGATGGCACCGCGTTTGTGGAAGTTGCTGCAGGTGGCGATATCACCGCCACGACAACCGGTAGCATGACCATCAACGCACCGGTAATCACCCTCAACGGAAACGTGACCATTAACGGCAATCTGTCGCAGGGTATGGGCGACAGTGGCGGCACAGCGACAATGCTCGGCCCTGTCAACGTCACCAATGATGTTACGGCAAACGGTATCAGTGTTAAAAACCACACGCATTCCGGCGTCCAGTCCGGCAGCGGCAACACAGGAAAACCCCAATGAACAATATCGATAACGTGAAATCTCAGAAAACCAGCACACCCGAGGAAAGCGCCGTTCGCACCTGGCAGGATGATTTAGCAAATCAGCCAGAGGTGGAGGGTATTGGCCCGCACGGTGAGCGTTCTGTCAGTGAAGAGGCACGTGTGCTGGATAATATGCGTGCACGGATTGGCTGAAATCGCATAGCGGCTTCTCCACATAATCAATCAGTACGCAGATCGGTACGCACAGCATGGCATGCTCTTTGTGCGTACCTCCTCCCGGAATCTGACTCCACCATTACACAAACAATGCGAATTCGCAGTTACCTGCACATAACGAATTGCGAATTCGCAAAATGGCGGAGGGGCTGAATAATGCTGGCTTTAGCTCAACAGAACCGCAGCCATAGCTGCCATTGCGATGTTAAGGTTTGTTAAGGTTTTTTGCGCAGTAAATTGCGCACAGTGAGGCGTTAAATGAAAAAAACTCGCCAACAATCAAGATCGGGATGGGGTGGAAAGCGCAAAGGCGCTGGCGCACCCTTTGGCAACACGAACGCTGTCAAGCATGGTGAACGCAGCCGCCGGGCATTCTTTCCAGTCGAGGGAGAGGATGCCCTTTCTCCACTGGTACGAAATCGCACCCGTAACCTCATACTGGCTGAACGGTATGGACAGTTATTATTGACTCATCCCCAGCCGGAATCGGAGGCATGGCGTGAGATGACGCTGATTCACGGGCTGATGGGGCTACACGCCGACAGGATCGCCAGGCTTGAACTGAGTAATGCGCTGACTGCTTTAATGCGGGCAAAGCGGGAACTGCTAAGGGTCAAAACGCGCCGCATATAAGGTGAGTTGTATACTCGCTGGTGATGAAAATTCTGGACAGTCCTGGACGGATGGTGAGAAATGGCAGCATTAAAGCCGAATGTGAAAATATATATTGTTCAGTCCGTTGCCTGCTTTGATACCCCCTCTCAGGTGGTGGATGCCGTCCAGAAAGAATTTGGCTTAAAAGTCACCCGACAACAGGTCGAATCTTACGATCCAACGAAGGCCAGCGGTAAAGACTTGTCTCGAAAATGGGTCGGTCTGTTCTACGCAACCCGCGAACGTTTCCAGTGCGAAACTGCCAGTATTCCGATAGCGAATAAAGCCTGGCGTCTGCGTGTGCTTGACCGCATGGCCACCAGCACAGAGATGATGAAAAACTACGGTATGACCGCGCAACTGCTAGAACAGGCGGCAAAGGAAATGGGTGGCACCTATACCAGCAAATTAAAGGTAGAGAGCGCCGGGAAAGGCAGTGGGCCAGTACAGACGCAATCTACTAGCCTGACGGCGAATGAAGCCGCCGGGGTCTACCGAAAGATGATGGACTGACAAATCATTGTGGCCGGAGATACTGACATGTTGAAACCTGATGTTATTGAGTCCGTCATTGCTGAAATGGCAACAAAGCAGGGCCATGAACTGAACGCGGCTGATATGCTGGAAATACGTTCACGGGTAGCCGGTACGCTCGCAGCGAAAGAACGACACCACCAGCGCATGACTGCGCCCGAATATCGATGGCGCAAGCCAGCGCCGCGCAGGTAGATAACGCCCAAAATTGATTGCGACAATAGATTGATTCGTTGAAAATTGCAGAACATTTCAATAGCGAAATATTGCCATGCCTATTTCTTACCATCCCAAACCCGGTCAATTAATGCTGTGCGATTTTTCACAAGGATTCAAAGAGCCAGAGATGATTAAATCATCCAGGCCAGTAATCATTCTCTCGGGTAATATTGTCGGTAGAGCAAGCTTAGTCACGGTAGTGGCTTGTAGCACTGTAGAGCCGGATGTTGTGCGAAATTACCATTACAAATTGCCAGCACGATCCATGCCTAAAACCAAGCATTTCATGGGGCGCGACACTTGGGTTAAAGGGGATATGATTTATACAGTCGCATTCCATCGCCTGGATGCTGTATGTATCGGACGTGGGGAGGGTGGTAAACGAATTTACTACAACGACAGGCTGGGAAGAGAGCAAATGAGTGAAATTTACCGCTGTGTTTTACATGGTATGGGCATGAGCTTTTTGTGCCAACATGTGGTTTGATTACCTCAATGCCCGTTGCTAAATATAACCTGTGTGATAAGCTTAATTCGTCTCCTGCATCGGTAAATACTGATGACAGGCATTTGAGACTACTCTAAGGTGCGTCCATTGTAGCCAGCGTGACAGAAGCGATAACAAGCTTAGTCAACGCTGAGTCGACATAGCCTCCCGCGTGGAGGCTTTTGTTTTTTTTATCTCTCCAGCCTTGCTCTGTTCGCTTTAATCAACCCGCTCGCATTCTCCATCAATCGCGTTATCAGCGCCGCCAGTATCGCACACAACAGCGCACTTGCCCGGCAGACCGTAGCGTACGACCATGGCGTTAGTTTCGCCGCCGCGCTTTACCTGACGAGCTTCGAACACAGTCACCCGCTCCAGCAGTCCACCAGCAACCATACTTTCCAGCGTGCGCCGGGTAGACTCGAGCTTGTGGCACTGTCCAAACGACCCCATGCCGTGAAGCAGGTAAGCCACACCGGACACGTCGAACGGCGGCGCACCAATTTCACCCGTCACCCACTCCCGGTTATCAGGTTCAAAGTAGCTGAGTATCGTTTTTTTGCGGCCGGTCATTCTCATGGCGGGGAAACTCCTTATTGTGGGATAGCGGTATCATACATTAAGGCACGGAAAGGTAAGAACGCGGCAAAGGCGGCAGATGAGCATAAAACAAGCAATTAAAGGCAGTACTTTAAAATTCCGTGTACACATGGGTGTACCTAATGAAAAAACGAATTACATGAAATCCAGTAACGACAATACTTAGATCGACATACTCAATAAACAGATTCAGAACATCGAGTAAGCTATCAGCAGCTCGCACCAAACATCAAAACTCTGAGAAGCCCGCGAAATAGCGGGCTTTTTTGTTATCATGGGCTATCATGAAAACGTAACAAAGCGCATGATTAGGGTGTACACAATGGTGTACCCATTGAGATTTGTGTACATCATTTTGGGTACACCACCTATTCAAAGTTTGGATATTCACAAAATGCCAAAACTAACTGATATGCAGATCCGCGCATGGATAAAGGCCGGGGAGCGATTCGAGGGACGGGCTGACGGGAACGGGTTATATCTCCGCTACCGTGAAGCTGATAAGACCCCCACATGGAGATTCCGATATAAGCTCGCCGGGAAGTCACGCGCTATGCTGATTGGCTCATATGCTGAGCTGTCATTAGCCAAAGCCAGAGAAACAGCCAAAGAGCTGTCCGCCCGCGTATCGTTAGGCTATGACGTTGCCGGGGAGAAACAGGAACGTAAAGCCAAAGCACTGGCAAAAATTGAAGATGACAAAAACGCCATGCGTGTTTCTCAGCTTGCCGCAGAATATTTCGAGCGTCAGATCCTGCCACGCTGGAAGCACCCGGACATTCTCCGCCGCCGTATCGACAAAGATATAAATCCCTGCATTGGTCAAATGAGGGTGGAGGACGTGAAACCACGCCACATTGACGACATGCTAAAAGGTATTGTTGACCGTGGAGCGCCAACCATAGCGACAGACGTTCTACGCTGGACGCGCCGCATATTTGATTACGGAATTAAACGGCACGCGCTGGAGATAAATCCGTGCTCAGCCTTTGAGGTTTCGGACGCTGGCGGGAAAGAGGTTGCCCGTGAACGATGGTTAACCCGTGATGAACTGGTCAGACTGTTTCAGGCCATGCGACAGGCTAAAGGGTTTAGCCGCCAGAATGAACTTACATTCAAGCTCCTGCTTACCTTATGCGTACGTAAAATGGAGCTATGTGCCGCCCGCTGGGAAGAGTTCGACCTAGAGGGGGCAATGTGGCATCTGCCAGAAGAACGAAGTAAAAACGGCGATGCCATCGACATACCTTTGCCGCCACCAGCAGTAGAGTGGCTGCGAGAACTGCGCACCTTTTCGTGCAATAGTAAATGGGTATTGCCTGCCAGAAAGATGCAAAACCGCATGATCCCCCATATTCAGGAAAGCACCCTGCCCGTTGCGCTGGCAAAGGTTCGCGCTGAAATGTCCGATGTACCCAACTACACCATTCATGATTTCCGGCGTACTGCCCGTACCCATCTTGCTGCGCTGGGTGTTGATCCAGTGGTGGCCGAACGCTGCCTTAACCACAGAATTAAGGGTGTTGAAGGGATTTATAACCGCTACCAATATTTTGAGGAACGGAAAGCCGCACTTACGTTGTGGTGTGATTTGCTGGTGGCACTGGAAAGAGGCGAAGATTACAACGTGACGCCTATCATAAAGGCGCATAAGCTATCGTAAGAACAGATTGAGCCTAGTTCGACGGGACGAAAAGCGGGAAGCCTTACCGCCTGGCTCAATCCTATTTTAGGCACTGCGTGAAAGGTTACGCTATGAGCAAATTGTTCCAGTTCAAAAGCTGGTTGACCATTGAGGAGACCGCAAGCAGGTTAACCACAACACTCGGTGAAAAGGTATCTGTAGCCGATTGTCTACAATTGGCTGTAGAAGGCCACATTACAATTTCAGCAATGTTGGATGAAGGACGTTACGCTATCGCAGCCCAAGTAATC